TTACTCGAAGATGTTGCTACCCTGGTTTGCCTTTTCCCTGTTATTCCACAGATCGTCCATTGCGTCCTTTTTGCTCTCAAACGGACCTGCGATACGTGGTTCGTCAGAATCAGTGACGTCCAGCTCTGTGTGGATTTCATCGTCAATGATGACAATTCTGCCGATGCTAATGGGGCCGTGTGTCAGTTCGCCAGTAGTTTGGTCGATGTTGAAGTAGCCGCCATCGTCCTCGTCTTCTTCAGGCAATTCTTCGCCGCTATCCAGTCGATTCTGATAGTCCGCGTAGTTTTCGTATTCGCTCTCGTGTTCTTCGCCTTTGATGCTCATGAGAATCCCTCAGAATAGGTCAGATACATAAATAGCAATAAATCGGCAATTGTACATCAGCCTTTAAGAAATTCTTTTTCTCGGCTTTCTTATTTCGATGATAACACCAATAAGAAAACAACATGTTTAGATAATTTAGAAATTCATGCGCAAGTTCTGAATATCAGCATCACCCTCAGTACCGAGGAAGCGCCCTTCGAGTGTGAGACCTTCCTCGATGACGTTATCCGCTCCCAGGATGTTGCTGGTCGCGTGGCGACGCTCATCTCTGAAGGATACAGAGAAGGGACCTTTGATTTCCGTTTGAGGACAACCCAATGTCCGTCGTGTGGGCAGTTCTTAATGAAATGCGCCGGAAGAATTCGGCCTAAATCTGCTAACGATGGCTAACTACAAAGATAAACTCGCTCTGGCGGTTTTTTTATCTCACGCCCTACATTCCCTAAGTACCTATCATTTCACCTTTACACCGTAGCCGTAGGCATTTAGGCTAAGAAAACAAGTTGTTTCGTACGACAATAATCCACGCAAAGAGAACTTACCTACGACCAAGATCATTGTGGTTGACGGCACAAAAGGCGGCCCAGGCAAATCTACCGTTGCCCAGTAAATGAGGTCTGTCTCAAAGTTAAAAAGAAGACTCAAGTCACTGGCATTGATATTCAGCGCACTACAACGAGTTGGTGCAAAGACCGTCGCTAGAACGAAGATCTTGAGCTGATTCCATTCGCTTACGTTCAGAATGACATCGTCAAACACTGTACGTTTTATCTCCAGCGACCGCTTAACCCTTAGCTGACTATCAGTTTGGAATATGCGGGGCTGCTTTATTCTACGACGGCTACTTTGATCCAGTCCTTGCCCCGGTCATCGTGGTATCGAGCCGTCTGGTTTGGTGATTTATGTCCCAGTAGTTTCTGGGTGTCGATCCCCTGGGCTTCATAAAGACGTTCAGCCAGAGAACGCTGTTCGTGGAAAGTGGCTGGTGTCCCATCACCCCAGTTAATTTTTGCTTTGTCACGTGCTCTGCTGAAGTTAGTCGTGAGTGTGTGGGTTTTTACCCGAGCCCCACGCTCAGCCTGAGATGTTGAGCGGAAATAATGGACCAGAAAGGGGCTAACCGCATAATCCCGGCAGCGTGATACAACATCGCGCAAGCACCAGTTTATGGCATCAAGACTCAGTGACAGCGGAATGGCTATCTTGCTTCCCGTTTTCTCCTGGGTCACATGTAAATGATCGTCCCAGATATCGCTAAATTTCATTCTGGAGATATCGCCCAGGCGCTGGCCGGTGAGCAACGCGAGCAACATGGCGTTACCCATGTAGTGGTGCCTGGTGTCAGCAATATCGAAAATTTTCTGCCACTCTTCAAGATTGAGGCGTTGCCTGGTGATCCTGCGACGGGGCTGCTTGGTGGCAAGTGCAGGGTTGTATCCGTGAGGCACCTCGCCATAATGTTGCGCTTCCTTGAATACATCGATTAGCACTGACCGAATCACCTGCGCCATTCGTGGCTGGCCTGCGGTAATGTACCCATCGAGAATAGCAGCAACGTCGCGAACGTTTACCGATGCGATTGGGGTCATTCCCACACGCTCTTTTAGCAGTGCTATGGGTTTCGCCTTCTGTTTATAAGTATTCGGCTTAATATCTCCCGCCTTCAGCCGTTCCTCCTGAATTTTGCAGTATCGTTCAAGCCAGGTCACCGTGGTTATGGCATAACCTTTACGTGCTGCAATCCGGTCACTTATCGCCAGTATCTGCCTTGTTCGTTGTTCGGCAATGCGAGTGTTTGCCTCTATCGCAATCGCTTCTGCCTCAGCTTCCTCCGTACCCAGCGCGTGAAATTTCCCCGTGACCGGGTGCTTGTATCGCCAGTAAATTTTGTTCACTTTCCGACTGAAAAGTGGGTAAAGGTTCGGAATGCTGACGTTGTTTTTACGCGGTCTGGCAGCCATCGGATAGGATCCTCTGAAGCAGAAGTGAGTCCGAGTCTTTAATCACCGGCTGAGCGATGTTCCCAGTCAATTCAGCATCTTCCCTGACACGCCAGAAGCGTCCTTCCTTGCTTGCGGGAGGGGTGAACATGCTTTGCTTAGCATACCGACGTAGGGTGTTCAGGCAGGGCGGATTGCTCCGGTATTTCACTGCGGCCCACTCCTCTAAAGTCATCATTTGCAGCATGGCTTTCTCTCCATAACGCCTGGCAGCACCGGGCTGTCAGGTTTATTGTTGATGCAACAGGACGTTTAAAACCTACGGGCTATTGCCGGTTGTTTTCACTTTACACAACAGAACATCATGCCGGACTGAATGGGGGAAGTTGGTTGCCCGGTGGTTCTGGGTGTGGCGTAAAAAGGACGGCGCCAGAAAGGATCTGAATAAATTGGTACCGCCAGGGCGACACATATCGATGGTGGTGGCGGCGTTGCGATTCAGGCGAATGGTCAACCCATTGGCCCGGTATCAGATGGAGGAGTGATACCGGGGCACGTGTACCGCCACGCCGTTTCTCGGGTCGCCACAACTGAGAGCGCACTCCACCATACAACAAACCGATCCCCACCGGTAGAAGGAGTCAGAATGCGCTCTCATGTTGTGTCAAAAAACTGGCGGTTACCGCTAACGGAGGATAACGGGCCGCCAGAAAGGGTCGTTGGCACAAATTAGTTGTCTTTGTTTTCTCCACACCGGACGTGGAAGTGCTATCCTGGTATCCACACTCAATCAAACGGGACATTCACATGCACGGAGTCGTCGTCCATTATGAGCGCCGTATTGGTTATATCGTTATCCGTGACGTCATCGGCGAGTTCACGGTTGCAGAGCTTCTCGGTGGATATGACGTCGCGGAAGGTCACATTATATCGGGCAAACTCCATAGCCTCGGTGGTGAAACATTGATGAATGAAACCGAGGATCAAGCGATTGAGGTTTTCGTTCAGGGTTACGGCATGTCTGAACAACAATCAAATCTCATGCTCCGGGGCACCCGCTGAGCGACGGACAAAATAAGGCTCCATTTTTAACGTTGCGCGACCGTCTTCAGTTGAAACGTCACGTCCTTCGGTTAGAGAAGGTTGGTACTCTTCGCTCATTTTCAACCTTTGCCAGGTCTACTCCAGGCCTGCAACCTCTTCCATGGTGCTGCTGTATTCTTATCCACTGACTTTCTTTTAGCGAGCGAATAATCCGCTTATTCATGTGCCCCCTGGTGGCGGCCTGCCGACTGTCACAGCTCCTATGTTTTCATATCAAAACAAAATCGTCAAGATTTAGTTTTGATAGTAGAACTTCATTGGCGGAGAGACAAGATAACCCGGCGTGCCCCGGGTTGATTTAGTGGAAGGTTTTACATAGCGAACTGTTCACGGCAGATCAGAGATTAGCTTGAGACAAACGCCAATGATTTGATTCATCTCTGAAATCTGAATAGCCCGATAGTTGCTGTTCGAAGGTACCAGATAAATGTTTGGTCCATCGACAGACAGCTTTTTTATAGTAACGGTATGGTCATCGTCGAGTTTGGCTAAAACGACTCTTCCTGGCATTGGTTCTTGAGTCGGGTCAACAATGACCGTTGCCCCCTGAGGAATCGAGACATTCCCCGTGGGGCTTACCATAGAGTCATTGTCCATCAGCACTGCAAAAGCAAAAGGGGAAATGTCGTCTGATACATTGATCCAATTATGAAAATCACTTGTTTCTTTGTTCATCAGAGAGCTCCAGCCCCCCGCCTGTGCAAGTGATAATAACGGGATCTTCTGCAACGTTCTGACACCGGAGACCAGGTTTTTATTTCGGGCTATGCCACCTTCCAGCAGCCATTGTTCAGTGACCTGAAGAACCTTAGCGAGAGGGGCAATGTATCTCGCAGATGGCCCATTACCGCCATTTATCCACTGACTGACAGAGCCTTTGGATGCGCCAGTGGCATCAACGATGTCTTTATTTTTCAGCCCCAGCTTTCGCATTTGGCTGTTTATTCGCGCCGTCAGCGCCGGATCTGTTTTTTTCATGTTTGTATTCTTAAACAAGTTTGGTTTTGATGTTTGACTTGCTTTGGTTTAGATAGTTAAACTGTTCGGGTTTGGGAGGCTCCGAATGAAAAAATCTCAAGTGTTGAACCATTTTGGTGGAACGACTCCAGCGGCAAGGGCGATAGGCGTATCCAAAAGCACCGTCAGTCTATGGGGGGAAACCATTCCGTGGCAGTACGCATTACTTATCGCTGAGCTTACCGAGGGCGATATGGCGTTTAGACGTGAGGACTATCCAACGCGTTTCAGCAAAGGGACTCCACGACAGTAACCATCTTTACAGACCACTATCACCACAGCACGCAGGAGGTCAGTGTGGGTAACGAGCCGGAATGGAAAGTCGATAAACAGCCCCCATGGCTGGTGACTGCAATTAAAAAGACCATCACCGAACTGCCGGGTGGTTACACCGAAGCGGCTGAATGGCTTGATGTTACTGAAAACTCGCTGTTCAACCGCCTGCGGGCTGAGGGGGATCAGATTTTCCCGCTGGGCTGGGCGATGGTGCTGCAGCTGGCGGGTGCTTCAAACCATATTGCGAATGCAATAGCACGCCATTCCCACGGCGTATTTGTTCCAATAGTCGCGCTGGAACAGGTGGATAACGGCGATATCACCGAACGACTTATGGAAACCATCGAATGGATTGGAAGGCACTCGCAGAGGCTGAGAAAAATCGTCGCAGATGGCGTCATTGATGCAGAAGAAAGGCTGGAGATTGACGAGACAAGCTATCAGGTCATGGTCAAATGGCAGGAGCACATCGCGCTTCTGTACCGGGTTTTTTGTACCCCTGAAAAAAATGATGCCCGCGAGTAGGCTGCTCCGGGTGTCGTGGCGAATAAATCGTTATGTAGGGAGAAATCCGCATGAGCAATTTAACCGCAAATGACTCCCGTTCGCAACGTTGCGCGCTGCCGCGTTGCGGGGGTAAACGCGAGGTAGCGTATGGCAATGCCTTAAGCGTTACTGGTGTATGGGGGCTGGCGAACTACAGGTTTACCGGATGGGCGGCAGACGACGTTGTTTCAAGGGGAGGGCGGCGCGATGGTACAACAGACAAACGGTATTAAATCGCAGATTTTTCTCCCGCCGTTTTTTGGTGGCTCCGTCACGATGAGCAGTCGTGACATCGCCAGCCTGATTAATTCCCGACATAGCAACGTTTGTACCACCATCGACAGGCTGATTAAAAATGGGGTGATAGGGGGGTATGCTGCATTGCAGTACACCCACCCCCAGAACGGCCAGACGTACCATTACTACGAAGTCAACAAACGCGACAGCTATGTGATCGTGGCCCAGCTCTGTCCTGAGTTTACGGCTCGGTTGGTTGACCGCTGGCAGGAACTGGAAGCCGAGGAGGCTGGTACGGTTCCTCAGACGCTTCCCGAAGCGCTCCGTCTTGCCGCCGATATGGTGGAGCAGAATGCGCAGCTGGAACAAAAGGTACGGCAGGACGCGGCAAAGGTGGCATTCGTTGAGCACTATGTTGAAGCGGGCGGCACGAAAGGTCTCCGGGAGACGGCGAAAATACTGAATATGCCGGAGAAAAACATGATTGAGGCTCTGGTGCGTGACAAGGTGTTGTTTCGACAGTCAGGAAACCTGTTGCCTCAGGCATCACGCCAGCGAGAAGGTCTGTTCACCGTTAAAACGGGCACATCGGAGTTTGGGCATACCTTTAACCAGACCCGCGTCACACCCCGTGGCGTTCAGTGGATTGCCGATCGTTATGCTTCTGAATTGATGGGAGGGTGACGTGAACCAGTGTATGCAAGCCGGCGTTTTTTCCCGCGACGTTCAAGGCACTGTGATAACCCTTATCCGACCTGAACCGGAGCGCCAGAAGGTGATGTATAGCCGCCCAGGCGTTGACCGGGAGTGCACAGCACTGCTGACCGTGTGCCGTGCCAGATTTAAGAGGGGAGACACGTGAGCACTTTCATTCAACTGCTCGATCGTCCCATCGCCTACAACCCCGCCTTTGCGAAACTGAAAGCCGGAAAGATTAAGGCGGGCCCGGTCGCCGCGGTATTTCTGTCTCAGATGGTTTACTGGCATAACCGCATGGACGGTGGCTGGATGTACAAAACGCAGGCGGATATCGCCAGCGAAACGGCGCTGACCCGTGATGAGCAGGAGACTGCGCGCAAGCGTCTGGTGGCGCTTGGCGTACTGGAGGAAGCCCGACGCGGTGTCCCCGCGACAATGCATTATCGCATCAATGCTGAACGGCTGGATACTTTACTGGTTGAAACCATGAAACCGGTAAAAAAACAGGAACAGGAGAAAACCAGATTGCGGGATCTCCGGAATGTGGAAATGCCGCCCTCTGGACTGGTGCAACCCCGCAAACCAGATTGCGGTGATGCGGCAGACAAGAATATGGGAACCCCACAAACAAGTCAGGGGGAACCCACCAGACAAGTGTGTGGCGATCCTGCAAACTTTCCTACAGGAGATTACACAGAGAATACTCAGGAGACGACACAGGAGAACAAACCCCTTTGGCCGGTTCCCGGGGAGCCCGACCCGGAAGTGACCATTACCGATTGGGCGATTGAGGTTTTAACCCATCTGAATCGGGTCAGTGGCTCCCGATATCAGAAATCTAAAACCGCGCTCGAAAATATTCGTAGTCGTCTGCGGGAAGGGTACAGCGTGAGTGAACTGAAGCTGATCATTGACCTGAAACATGAACACTGGCGCGACAATGATGAGCAGTACCAGTACATGCGCCCGGAAACGCTATTTGGCCCGAAGAAATTTGAAGGTTACCTCCAGAGCGCGATGCGCTGGAACCAAAAGGGGAGACCGCGGCGGGAAGACTGGGGAGGCGAGCGACAGCGAGGCGTGATGAAGTTTGGGCCGGTAGACACGACGACACCAGAAGGATTCAGGAGATGAATATGCATCGCTGTTGCCAGGCGCCTGAAGCGCCGTTCTCCGAAACGCTGTTTCCGTTTGGGGGCTGAATTTCAAGGACGTACGCTGGAACAACGATACGGCGGAGGTAGTGTTCGACCTGCCGGGGGGGAAATATCATGGTGGCCTGCGGTAGAGGAACGGTCCTCTGAAAAGAGTGGTATGACCCTCAGTGGGAGTTTGCCTGCTTTGCCATCGTCAGGGTGAGTGCAGGCATGACATTGCCGCCCTGACGGTGAGTGGCTCAAGAGCTGTGGTGGCAGAATAGAAACACTAATTATTTGTAAAATCAGTTGGTTATTTCGGAATGATGAGGGTGAGTGAAGATCCTCATGCTTCAGGGGAAACGAGAACTCGTGTGGGTTGAGGCTGTCGATTGCAATGAAAGTAACGGGTGAGACGCCGGGGGCACGGGCATGTGCAACCTTGAACACCGTGGGGCAAAGGCAGTGACGTGCGACGGCTGAACCCTAAGCCATCATGCCCACGGCCAGCAGAACCAACAGGGTGCCTGCCCAGTCAGCGGCGGCGAACGATACGTGCAGCAGTGTGACCGACAGTACCGCACTCACCAGAGGCTGAATGCAGCAGATCCCGCTGGCGCGGGCACTGCCGATTTTCCGGGCACCGGCAAGGTAGAGACAAAAAGTGACGGCAGTGCCGACGACGATCAAATATCCGGCAGCCAGCAGTGCGGGAAGAGGCCATGGGTGCACAATCCGGACATCCGGTGACAGGGTAAAAAGCAGTATGCCGCCGATAAACAGACTCCAGCCAACAATGGAAACCGGGCCATATCGACGAATGAGCGACACCGGCCATATGACATAAAAGGCGGACGACATAGCAGAAAGGAGCCCCCAGGTCAGGGTGGTGGTGGAAATGTGCAGTGAGGTCATACTGCCGTGCGTCGCCAGTAAAAAAGCACCGCTGATGGAGAGACATATGGCCAGAATTATCCGCCCATCCGGACGTTTTCGGGTTAGCAGACAGGACGTCGCCGTCACCATGGCCGGGGAAGTAAATTGCAGCACGGTCGCCGTGGCAGCATCGGATGCGGCAACGGTGATAAGAAAGGTCAGCTGAACGGCCATCGTGCCGGCGAGGGTAAACAGAAACAGAGACAGGACGTCATGCAGAGACGTGAACACCCTGAAGAGACCCGCTCGTTCACGAAGCATACCGTATATCAGTAAAAGACTTCCTGCCAGCCCCATACGAAGCATAGTAACGGTCCACGGAGTACTGTGTGTGATGGCAAGCAGATACTGCGCACTGACGCCGGTGCTTCCCCACAGTATCGCCGCCGTAACGACAAAATAAACTCCTTTCCGGTGACAATGACACTCAGTCATAAGCAGCGCTCATCGTGATTGATGGGAGAGGTTCAACAGGATCGAAAGCCCAGGATCCCCGGCGGTCGATAAACGTTGGTCTCATTCTCTCGGTGGCGACCTGATAAAACAGGCACCGTGTGTAAACCGATCAGGGGCTGCATAGCGGACCCGGAGGGAGAGGGCGCGACAGAAAATATCACGATTGACAGGGCGAATATCAGACAGTGGTCAGAAAATGGTTCTGGAAGCGGCAAGATCCCGAACTGATGAAATCACGCAACCGGGGCTATCTCCGCATCATGTCAGCCTGTGAATGAATAACCGGCGTCGTTGATGTCCGCAAGCAGCGGAAGGTCATCGTCGAAACGCCACGAATTATCCTGCTGATAAATCGCGCGTTGTGTTCATGACATGTGGACGTTGCCCCGGGAGTTTGTCAGGAATAATGGCTTGTTACCGTTCCCGGCTAGACGGATGGTGGCTCAAGGGGGCCGCACAGCACCTCTACCTCACCGTTATGACAGAGGTCATCCCCGCGAGTGACGTACCATGCGCCCACAATCGTGGTGCCAGAATCCAGATCATGGATAACTTCAGGAATATAATATGCGATTTGCATGCCGCCGTTATACTGGATCCAGTAGTAACCTTCTTCCATTCATATTCCCCCGCTGCGTCAGGTAACCAGTATAGATAATACGATGGAATCGGTCACTCAGGGAGTCGCAGTCCTCCGGGGGGCTTCAGTGTACTCCCCGTTGTGTAAGAATTCATTTGTGTGCCCATGTGTCCTCCTTCAGTACAGTGAGGGAGCCCGCCGGTATGATGGGCCGAAATTCAGGACATTAGCGAATCATACGGTTCATAAACCTCAGCGAAGAGGGGGTTAAAGGCTGTACGTGTGGGAGCGAGCCAGGGCATTGACGCTTTTGCTGGGCGGGACATGACGGCTAACCATCACCATCTTAGCTGGCAGTCTGTACCCCCCATCGCCCCATAGATACCCGCGGTCATTTGCTGGCAGAAACGACGGCGGACACCGACACCGTCCGGGTGGGGGAAGCAGACAACCGTCTGCGAGCATCAACAGTATCCTGTCCCGTGATAAGCCCAACGTTCACCCTCTGGAATGGGGGCGTTCTCCGGCAATAGTCATACCGCTTAACGCTGTCATACTACTCCGGCGATGCGCTTTACTATTTTCAACATTCGTTACTGCGACAGTCATCACTTAACCAAAACCTGGCAATGAGGTCTGCATATCAAAACCATGAGCAGGCCAGAGGTAGCATTGTCATGATGATGAGGGCGCTGACCGTGTCAGTTTTAGCTTTTCGGTCTCCGATGATGGGATCGCTCAGAGTGACCTGGTGTAACTCAGTTTTGAATGGGCGTTTTCTTTGCAAAATGGCTGTATGAAATACCGACGCCTGGGTTCAGCGCTCATCCGAAAGCTCTCCGCCTGGATTCGATTCCCCTCGAATTGGATAAACGGTCCCAATGATTGTCCAGAATCCTCGCTTCGGTGGTTTTTCCCCGAAACTGAGGCAGGTAAACCGCATGGGTTATATGCGAGGCCAAATAGGGTGGAGTACCTTGTTAACCCCTTTTAAAAACAGTCGAGAAACCAGCATGGAGATGACATTTGATGATCTGAAAAAGAAACACCTGAAAGCGGTTGAAGCCAAGTGGAAGCTACGTGCCACGCTGCAGGATAAAGCGGGTCAACTGTTGAACGAATATATCGAGTCTCTGTGTCTCCCTGCCATTACCTGGATGGATTCTGGGGGTAAGAACTATCCCTATGTCGACATCGGTTTATGGCCAGGACAGGGTGAGTTTAAGGCGACCCCATTGGCTCGTTTGCCAATGGACAATTTATGCAACCTGAATTTTGTCATTGCCACCACGTTAGATGATTCACCAGCGACCGGAGGTTACATGCAGGGCGTCAGTATTACCCTGCGGTATTATGATGGTGTTTCGTTTTATGCGTTGGTCGGTACAGGCAAGGATCTCAGTTGTTTTCAGGTACCTTCTAAGCCGGGTGGCTTTTGTGAAGTTTGTGCCGCGATCAAACGGCTAATTGATACGGCTCTGGAAAGGGCGACACCGACAGTCGTTGCCAGCTGA